AATTTATCAAAGATGATGTTGTGAGGAGGTAATGCATTATTAACAAAGGTAACTGTCTCACCAGCATCAATAGTAACCTCATTTGGTTCAAAGACTAAATTGCCATTGTGACCCATTTGTATCTCAGTAGCATATGCTTTAGCTGCTAATGAGAAAGATAGAAAGAGTGAAGTGAGCATGATAGTTAATCTGCTCATCCACCACATAATTTCATTTTTCATAAATTAACGCCCCATAGGAACAATACCCATAAGATAATCTAAACCTGTTTCGTTTGTACAAGAATCCACAAAAGAAGGATGCTCTCGTAAAAACGGGACATCCTCTTGTGCATCTTTAATAGCTTCGTACGAGTTGTTTGCATACTCGCAAATGTAGTGACGCTGTTGATCACTGTCGTGATACCCTACGGTATAGTGTGACTGGGGCATGATCTTTCAATCCCATATGTAATTATATTTAGTATAGCACAGTCGTCAAGCTAAGTATATTAACCCATTCGGTCTTCAAAGTCAGACATATAAGCTTCCCTGTGTTTCCAAGTCATTCCACTGGTAGATCCCTTGCAAGGATTGATGCAATCATCATGATTTATAGAATTGCAAATTAGTCCAGCAAGGTCATGTGGACATCCAATTTTTCCAGTAGTCCAATATAATTGATCGTCTATCCAACCTGCTTTACATACAGGACATGTTTTACAATTCATCCTCTACCTCAGTCTGGATAACACAATCCGACTCAGGTGTTGTAACGCATAACATAGCAAATCCATCTTCCATTTGTTCTTCATCAAGATATGATTGACCACTTTGATCTATACTACCACTAATAATTTTTCCTACACATGTTGAACATGCACCAGCACGACAAGAATAAGGAAGATCAACACCTTCTTCTTCTGCTGCATCTAAAATATAAGTATCCTCATCACATGTAATTGTAGACTCAGAACCATCAGATAGTTTTAAAGTAATTTGAGGCATGGTTAGATCTTTGGTATATAACTTTTGTACTTTTCTAAATGCGGTATTACATCTTGCTCAACTTTATCCACAATCTGATCGATGATATTAACGTCAAGACCTGCGAATGGTGGAATGATACCAAGTATACGAAGTAATCCATCTACAAATAATGCAAGACATGTGAATCCAAGAATCATACTAATGATAGTAGCGTCACGATTGTGCTTTGCCATTGATGCTTCATCAATTGCTCTTGCTTCATCAACAGCAGCTTTAATTAGTAGATCAACTTCTTCCTTTGTGTAACACAGGTGAGGAAGAATCTCTCGGATCTTCTCTTCTGTCATATTGAACCATACACTATTTGTATTATAACACTGGTGTCAAGTACACTAGTATATATTGTTACATCATCTCATGAACATGGGTTGATGGTCTTTCCCCCATCTTAGCCTTTTTATCCTGTTCAAGTTGATATAACTTATTCATCATCTCTTGTTTCTTTTCAATATCATTCAACTTTTTCTGTACCTCTTTGAGTTCTGACTCAATAGATCTGTCGGTCATTTGATTTTAAAATGCTTCTCTTAAACCTCCTTGCCAAAACTACAAACAAGTTGTTGATTTAAGTATTAATATTTATATCATTTAGACTTTCTTAATTTTTCCATTATCTGCAAATAGGTTGGTGGCATCTTAATTTGTTCTTTCGTTGCCAACTTATTCGCTGTTGCATACATTACTTCTCTATCTCTCTTACCATAAAGCTCTTTAAACCTATGGGCACTTTTACGTTTCATACCACGTACAATCCTTTCAGCCTCCTGATTAACAGGAGACTTTATATCGGATCCGAAACCTTTAGGTTTAGGTCTTGCCATTATCCACCTACTACTTGGACTTCTTCTACTATCACTGCACTGGTTGCTGTAGTAATTTTAACAGCACGTGCTATTCTTGCTTTAGGACCAGATGACCAAGTATAAGTAGATGTTGAAGAAGAGTCAATATCTGTTGATAAAATATTGTTATGTACATCTATTGCAGTAATCTTTTTACCAGCAGTACCAGCAGATAAGAAAGCAGCATTGATAGCTGGAGAAGTGCTATCATCTACGATTGCAATATAATCTCCTACAGAGAATGGATGGTTTGCAGATGTATCATATACATGCTCACCAACGTAGTAGTCAGCAGTTGCATCAGCAACACCCTTAACTATTTTTGCTTGTCCAGGTTTGCCACCCTTAATAAGAATGAATTCATTCTGCACTAGAGTTATTGCAGGACCACCGTTAAAAGAAACAGTAGCAGCACCTGCTGTAGAACCAACTCTATAGTATCCTGTTTGTACCGTTTGATATTCAGAAGAATCTGCTGCTATCGTATTGGTACTTAAAACATTAAGAACTGTCATGTCGTGTTATTTCGTGTCGTTATTATTTATCTCTTTTTGCTTCTTAAGCATCTTTTGTAAGTCTGCTGTACTACCAACAAACATTGTATTGTTAACCGTTGATGGTCCTTTCTTCTCTTCTTTATCAAGCTCTTTCATTTTACCTTGAAGATCAATCAACTTATCTGCTACATCCCCGACGTTTTTAATAAGTTGCCCTGCCACCTCATAAGCTCTTGGATGATCGCTTGCTCTCGCAACGTCAAGTATACCATCTACTGCCTCCTGTCCTTTCATTACAAGATTATGTAGTTGAGCACGACTAACCTCATAGTCCTGTCTTACATCTCCTTCTTCACTTTTTTTCAATGATGGTTTTACAACCTTCTCCACTGGAGCAGGTCGATCCACATTAAAAACATCATCTAAACCATCGTATGCACTCATTATGGAATTACCTCATCTGCACCGCTTATAGGATTACGTTTCTTATTATCTGTAAAGTCTTCATCAACAATACCAAATCCGAAATCATCATCAGCATCTGCTGTAATAGGATCTGGTTGAACTGTATACCTGACATCTCTTGGTGCAGTACCAACATTAGTGCTTGCATACATGTCAGTAATAGTCTTCTTGATGATCTTACTTTCAGTAACAGGACCGTATAGGTAAGTCTTAGCAGTAAAACTCATAGTATAAATGATTGCTCGTCTAGTAGCAAACTCACCTTCATAACTATCCTCATAATCTATACTGTTTAAAATAACAGGAACATCCTTTATCTCATTCATCTCAGTTAATAATTTAATTGGCAAGTTATAATGAGGTTGAAAATTAGGAAGTATTTGCTCAATAATCTGCAATCCATCATCCTGATTCTTTGATATGACTGCTAATTCAAATCCAATATTATATGGCACTGGCATGAATACCATCTTTGATTTTGAGTTATCACTATTAGTTGCTATCTTAATCTTTTGAGTTGGAGATACTTTTCTCTGTGCATCATATGTAATACCATTAATCTCAAATGAGATTCTAGGTAAAGTTATCTGCACTCTCTTATTTGTTGGATCTGGATTCTGATCTAATCTTGCTAAGAATTTTTGTTTAGGACCATATGCCAATGGTACCTTCATAACCTCATCTTGTCTCCTTAGTTCAATGTTATTAAACATTGTACCAAAAGCAACAATGGTCTTACGAAATATTTCGTGATAACTATAAGTTCCTAACATTAGATTGTAGTATCAGTAATTGAGCCAACTGTACCGAATGGATTAGATTCGGAGAAGTCGATAATATCATTGTCAGCAGTTTCAAAATCATTATTTTGATCGTAGGCAATATTTTTATTATCTATCGTATTATATGTAGCAGTTGTCCAAGATGCACTTGAAGTACCGCCTGTCACTGTCTCTGGAACAGAGAATGTGCCAGAGCGATTAATAACAATAAGTGTTCTTGTACCAGAATCCCAAGACTTAACTTCAGCAGTAACATTAGATGTTCCACCAGTTACAGTCTCACCAACAGTAAAGTCTCCCGATCCACCAGCAACAAGACCAACTGTAATAGCATTAGCAAAGTTAGTCTCTATAGCATCAAGAGCAGCAATACCAGTGTCAATCTCTTCGTCACTGTATTCAAAGAGCTCACATTGACATTCCCATACATATCCTTTTCCTAGTTGGTAGAAGGGTTTCTCAACCTCTACAAACATTATTTCAAATAAATGTTTAGTTATAGGAAACCAAATTAGATCCCCTTCGTTGGGTCTTCCTTCGACATTGAGTACAGTCGAGTCATCAACTTTTTCTTTAAATTTTTCACGGGAGAATATAAACGTCGTCTTATCCTCGATGCGGATTCCAAACTTGCTAAGAAGTTCTCCTTGGCCTTCCCATCCTTCAACATTATTGACATAGGCTCGAATCGCTTTGGCACTTTCAAATTTGCCATCAGAGTCCTCTCCGAAGACGTTATCACGGTTGACCACAGTTCTCGGCACGTAGTAAATATCTTGCCCGTAAATTTCAATGCTCTCTACAATTAAGTTTTCTATAAATTTTTGTTCTTGTGCCGACCCATTAATATTTAATCTTGCACTATTACTATAATCAGACTGTACGTAATCTTGTGCTGGTGTATTTGAATATGCCATACATTAACCTACTAGATCTAATGGTGGAGTTTCATAACGATCTCTAAGTGTCTGCTCTAAATCTGTTTTGTATGTTGCAGCATCTTCAAGGATCTGACGACCATTAAGTGTAACACCACCTAACATTTGTATGCCATCATACTTACTTAAATTACGACCCCACTGTTGTTGGAATAGTGCTTCAGTATAATCCTTCAACCAATTGTCATTAAACATATCAGTATATGTTGTAGGATCTTGACGCATAAGTAAATCAACTAAAAGGTAATCACCTGACTGCAAAGTATCCCAATCAAAATCAAGATACAATCTATTCTGATATTCATTCCATTTTACTCTACGATTTGCTTGAGAATTAGTGATCCAATCCAAAGTCTCAAGATATTGTGAAGTCATAAAGTAATGTAAGATCTGACCATGTGTCATCGCATAGATGTCATTAAGAAAGATCTGATATTTTATATTGAAAATATTACCAGGAACAACACTTGATGCACCAACATTACTGTATACATGATTGACACCTAATACACCAGGTGGTAGAGAAACATAGTTATTATTCTCATACCAATTAGTTGCCCCTTGTTGTGATGTAGTTTGTGCAAAGTCTCTAATAGCATCAGTAACTTCAATCTTCATAAGAGATTGGTAACTTCCACTATAATGATATTCTTGATAATAATCGATTGCTTCTTCTATTAGGTCATCCAATTGCTCAGTCGCAACGTTGATGTCTATCGTAGGATAACCTAATCTACGCAAGGCATAATCTTTTAGTTCTGTTTTAGAAGCAGGTCTTGTAGCAGACATTTATTTTAAGCGAATGAAGATACAGTTAAGTTGTTAACATTACCAGCTGAGACAACTTCAGTCTTCTTAAAGAATCCATCAACGTTGTCAACAGTAACGGAAGTAGAACCAAGAGCAGTAATAACTCCAGTTGTACCAGAAGTAGCACCTGTTAAGGTTTGACCAACTTCCATTTCCTTCACAGTTAGAATAGCGATAGTAGCATTTGCACCACCACCTGTAATAGTAACGGTTTCACCTTCAACATAATTTCCACCAGCAGCATTAATTGTTACTGCTGTAACAGCACCAGCAACTGCTGTGATATCAACAGTCAATCCAGTACCAGATCCACCAGTTGTTGCAACTGCAGTTGCTGAAACATAACCAGTACCACCAGAAAGTGATCCACTGTTAAGCACAGTAACATCACCAGGAGTAGGATCTGCAGATAGATTTAATGTCAAAGTTGTAGCAGTAGCAAGGTTGTTTAACATTGATCTGAGTTGCTCGTAAGCATTATCAAGTTTTGCTTGGACTCTTGCCTCTGTATAATAGAGGTTAGTGCCTTCAGCAAGATCTGCAGTATCATGGTTATTAAGATTTGCTGCTTGAGTAGCAGATGCTGGTGTAATATCAGCAGTGCCATCAAAGGAAGTGCCACCAATAGTACGAGAAGTTGCTAAAGCAGTGGCAGTAGCAGCATTACCAGAGGTGTCCTGATTACCAGCAGCATTAACACCAGGAAGGTTTATATTAGCAGATCCATCGAATGCCACTCCACCAATATTCCTTGCTGTCGCAAGTGCTGTGGCAGTGTCTGCATTACCTGTAACATCACCAGTCACATTACCAGTAACGTTACCCACTAGAGCAGCAGTAATTATATTAGCAGCAAAGTCTCCAGATCCATCACGTAAGACTAAGTTGTTAGCAGCGTTTGTTGCTGCAGATAAGACATTAATTGTTGTATTACCAGCAACACCATCACCATTAGTAATTGTTACACCAGATGATGCTGTAGCAGAAATTGTTCTTTGAGCGTATGTGTTAGCAGCAGTCCTTACAACAAATCCAGTACCAGACATAGCTGCTAGAGCAGTAATAT